TTGCTTTTTTGCCAACTTCGCAATTTCTTTCGCATTGGGGAAGAATTGGCTTTGGATTTCAGGCGCAAGTCCGTTGATGTAGTTGACGACTTTTGAAACCGAAATCTCGCCTGTAACCGGATCAAGGCCAGACTTTGCGGCCTGATTGAAGAGATATTCTTTCGCGGCAGAATCGATTGCTGTAGCGTCTTCAGGTCGAGCCGCACTCTTGATTGACTTTAGGAAAGTGGGGGCGTCATCAGATTCCAAATTCCTAGCGATTGAAGCAGGCCCAGCGCCGCCTTCAGCGCCAACATTTTTAATAATTGACTGAACTTGTTTCCCTAAAAAATTATCCGCGTTTTCTCGGTGGAACTTGTTGGCATTTTGAAACTGAGTTTTGAATTCCTTATCTGCAACGGAATCAGCCGCAGCCTCGATATCTTTGGTGAAAGCATTGTAAAGTTGTTTTTTTGCTCGGTCGGAAATTCCAGGCAAGATGGAATCGTTTCCGATAGAGTCACCAATGATCGTTCTGTATTTTCTCATGGCATCAATTGACTGCTCTGGAGCCATGTTTCCAATTGCTGCCACATACTTTTGAGTTTCAGCGGGGTATGTGGATGGTATGCCTTCACTTATAACTCCTGAAGGTTTGCTGACAACTTTTCTTCCAAACTGATCGACAATAAGAGACGACTCCTCTGGCGTCGTTCTAAGCGACTGAATTGCCTCAGCATCAATATCGTTGGCCCACTCAACAATGTTTGACGTTTTTGTTTTTAACTGCTGATAAGTCGGGTTTGCCCTAAGGCTATTAAAGTTTTTAGCGTCTGTTTTCTTGAAGAAGTTGTATCCAATTTGCTCAATATTTCTAAAAATGTTTCCAAGAAATGATGGTGTTGACGCAGTGCCAGGAATCAGAGCATTGGCTGAGTTCTGAACATCAATCAGACCCTTGTCGATTGAGGGCTTTAACTGCGCTGAAAGCGTTCCGATTGCGTCTTCATAAGGCTTTGAAACAGCCCCGAGTCGATTCCTTAAAATATCTACAGCACTCTTTGCCAGCTCGTCACTCGTAATTCCCGTGTTCTTTCCACCAAGTTCAGTGGCGTTTAGTACGATCAGCCTCTTAAGGCTTTCCATGTGTTGAGGCGTAACCTCTGCTCCAATTGGAGCATTCTTGATTGCTTCAACAAGTCCCGGTTCACCAATTGCCTCAGCAACACCGAGTGGAACTCTTACGCCAGTAGAAGACTCAATGGTGTCCCGAATCTGCGAAGTCTCTAGAGAGCCAACGCGAGGAGCGTAGCGAGGTCGAAAAAACGTCGTTGCTGCACCCCTAAATCCACCTCCAGTAAGAAACTCCTTTGCAGCGATTGCAGGCTTAACAAACTGTCTAGCCCCAGCGGCGAGAACGGGAACGCCCACCTCACTGATAAGTGGGCCAAGAGCTGTTCCAGCCAGAATGTTTTCGCCGAGCGTTTCAGCAGCTTTTCCGTATTCTCCGCGAGCAAGTTCAGGCAACGCTTCTACCGCTCCAGTTGCAGTGCCACCCGCTCCACCTCCAAGTGCTTGAGCGCCTGAACGCTCAAGAAATTGACCAGTGCGAGCCAGCCGTGTAGCTCCTCCCGCTGCGGTCATTCCAGCGGCAACCTCTGGAACCGCTGCGGCAAGAAGTTCAGGGGCAACTATTCCAGCTCCAGTAGCGGCCTGAAATCTTGCTGCCTGACGAAACTTTTGACCTTCGGGGGTTTCAGCTCCAGCAATAGGTGCGCGAAGAACTTCACCTCCAGACAAGCCGCCGCCTCCGGTTCCTATTCCACGGAACACTTCTTTCAGGCCAGCCATGACCCCTCCTTCTTGCTGGCCTACATTGCTCGCATCTTGAACCGCCTGATTCAACTGAGCCGTCGACCCTACAGCGGCTTGAACCTGCTCAGGAGGAAGCGCAGAAACCATCCCCTGCTCCTCACGCCGACGCATCTCGGCGATGGTAGCTGGACCTGATGGCTGCGCCGAACCACGCAAAGCTGAAAGGACGTCAGCTTCAGTCGGTTGCGTATCGGACTCTAGTACAACGCGCTTACGAACGCCGTTGTCGTTAACCGTTACAGCAAATTTTGGCATAAGTTATTACGGGATGACTTCGACGGATTCGATCTTGATTCCTCCAGATGAAGGAGCGGTTCCGGTCGATCCAGCGGGAGTCGATTGACGCTGCTGACCAAACGGCGTCAGTGACAGATTGAATTGCTTAATAAGATCGTTTGCCAACCTAACCTGCTCTGGCCTGATTCGATACTGATCTTTGAAAGATTTAATTGTTCTATGCAAATCTTCCGCAGACATTTTGGCAAAATTCCTGACATCGTTTGCAAAGTTGTTGCTCTTAACATTTCCAAGAGCAGCAACAAGTCTCTGCATTTCAGGTTGAGTGACAGCTTTTCCAGAAGTCTCAAAAGCGGTTTTATTAAACTGCTGTTGAAACCGTTGAAGAAGCGCGTAAGCATCTCTTTCCTCGTCAGTCTTTGCTCCAGAAAGTCTTTTTTCTATGTCAGAAACTCTTCCGTCAATGATTCCAACGTATTTCTGGATTGTTTTAGGACCATAATTTTTTTCAAAGTCGTCCAGACTTTTGACAAGATCTCCAGAAATAGACGCAATTGTTTCGTCGCCAGTAATCCTAGCTTCAGCTTTTCCATCAGGCCAATTCCACTTGTTGCTCAGAGCGTTCGATTCAATGATATCTTTAGTCGTTTGATCTGGTTTTCCAAACAACGATTCATATTCGCTTACAGCTCTTTCAGACAAACGCATTTTAGCGCGTTCAGACGGAGAAAGCTGCTCTATCTTTCGCTGGTCAACAATGTCTTGAGCTTTTTTAATTCGCTCTTGAATGGGGATTTTTTTGTCTAGCAGAGAAACTTGAGTAAAAATCTCTGGAGAAAGTTTTCCAATAATCTCCTTTTCCTTTAACTGCTCTCTGATGACAGGAAGATTCGTCCGATAAACCTCTTCGTTAATTTGACCTGTCTGAGGGTCGAAAACGTCGATGCCCTGTTTCTGCATCTCCTCGATGCTGTCTGCTCTAAGTTTATCGAACTGTTCGCGAGCCTTGATAATCTTCGCTCGCGGAGAATACTGCTGAAGACCCTGATAGGCTCTAGTCGCCTCCTGATTGAAAACCTTTGACCTGAAGCGAGGAAGCGCAGGCATTGGAGACTTCAGCTCAGGATCGTTGAAATAGGTTCCAACATCCTCGTTGAACTTCTGAAACGTGTCGTACTCCGCAGCTTGAGCCTCCTGCTCCGCCAACGCCTGAGCATAAGCATTCGACTGAATCTTGTTCTGAAGATCGTACTGCCGTTGCTGCATGACCTGCTGGGCAGCGTTCATCTGCATCTGCTCCATCATCCGCTTCTGCGTCTGCGCGCGGTCGAACAGCGATGCGCCTAGTTCAAATGCTTTAAGAGTTTCGTCGGCCATAAATCAGCGAATTCCAGGGTAGAACGATGAAGGCGGAAGAGTGTAAGTTGTGGCGGGTGACATGGGATTTGGATATCCCGTTTCACCTGTGCTGTAGTCGATTGTGGTGCTGTTTACGCTTGGTGAACCACCGGGGGTTGTAGCGTACAAACTTGGCATCTGCTGCATCATTCCACGTTGCGTATACGCGCCACCAGCAAATCCACCGGCAGACGAAATCGCGCTTCCGATAGCAGCCATCGTAGGATCAGGCATCGCAGCCACTTGAGCAGCTTGCAAGTCGCGGTTGTACTGCTGCTGATTTTGCTGCGACAGAGCGTTGATTCGCTGAGACGGAGTGATAAACATGCTACTCACCGAGAACGGTTGAGCCATTCCAAACGCCCGTTGTTGCTGGATGAAGTTCTGAGCTTGCGCCAGACCTTGCTGCTGTCTCGCTTCTGATGCTCTGGCGTAATTCTGAACAGCACCAAACAACCCCATCCCAGATCCGCCGCCATATCCGCGAGTCAACGCCTGACCGGCTGAGAATCGTTGCAAATTGCGCGTAGCCTCAGGTGAAAGCTCTCCGCGAAGTGCAGACCCTATGTTCTGACTCGCCTGCTGAATAAGCTGGTCATAGCCAGGAATTGCGCGACGAAGCTGCGCCTCAAGCTGAGACTGCTCAGCGGCGGTCGTCTTTTGAGCGAGTTCCGTGGCAGGTTGAAGCGCTTCGATGTTCTGCTGAATCGCTTGCTTCTGCTCAGCTTGAAAATCAATCGGCTTAAATGCTGGAACTTTTGGCTTGCTGCCCTTGCTCAGCAATCCGCCAAGCAAGCTCGTTCCGCCAAGGATTGCCGCACCACCTAGAATAGCTCCCATAAATTAAAATACCTCCTTCACAAGACGATTGCCGTTCTCAATCGAGAACACCTTCTCAGGTTCGTGACGTTGGATGTTCATGGTTACCAAACGTGCAGCTTTTTCCTCTGGAAAAGCTCGCTCGTTCTGGAAGCAATGAACCCACACCCGCCGCAAAGTATCCACCTTAAAAAGCTCGTTCTCCTCGATTGTCATCACGCCGTGCAAAGATGCCCATGCATCCGCGTACTCACGAAGCGCTTGAACCGAAGGAAGGTGAACCTCGTAGCCGAATCGCTCAGTGCATTCTTTGGCCGACGCTTCTGCGTCCTTTTTGACGTACACCTTCACCGAATCATGCACGACTGCCTTTGGAAGATATCCGTAGGTCGAGCAATCGGCGACGTACTTATAACGAGTCCGATACTCTTTGATGGACTGCCTCCAGTTTGGATCAGTCGCACCCTGCTCATGTAGGCCAAGGCAGTCCGCTTCCAACGAGAAAAAGACCGACATGAATGCCGATCCGAATCGAGGAAGACCGCAAATCTGGAACAGTTTACCCTTCATTTTTTATGCACAAAGAAGTCCACGCGGCAGTTCTAGCCAAGATGAAGATGGCCGACTCAGAGTTAGGAATCATCCCCAGCTCACTGCAAATTACTGCGGTATAAAGAGCTGCATTCGGATGAACATCCTTTCCAGCTTCCTTCATCCATCCGTGAAGCTGTTCGATCCGAGCGTTCGCGTTCGGGAAGTCCGCAGCGATAATCTCACGCACACGGCTCCATGCCGGATCGATCCGATCCTTGAAGAACGAATTGCCGAAGCCGGGAATCTTCATGCCAGCCTCAATGGCCGACTTCAACGCTCGCTCATCGAATCGTTCGTAAACGAATCGAGCAGGACTAATTGGGCCGTGAGAATCACCCAAAGTCAGGATTGCCGAAGCGATTCCATTAGTAAGCTGGGCGCTTCCAAAGAAAGCGTTTACCGCAGCGCCGGAACTAGCGTTCTGATTGTTCCGCGCCGCCATGTCATGCGCGTCAAAGACAGCCTGAAGCAACTCCAGTTTTTTCGGAGTCGCATCAGCCAGCGCAAAGTCGATGTTGAGGTTTAGAACCATTGCGAGAATCCACCGCCATTCAATCCTACACCGACCATGCGTATCGTTGCGACAGCGTCGCCCAGATACTGCATCGTCTGCTCCTGCACAGCTTGAACCGCTTTGGCTTCGTAGGCCACTGCTTCCTGAATCAAATCGTTTTCTTCCTTTCGAATGGCCATGACCATCAGCTTGATGGCATCAGCGCACGGAGGAATAAGGTAGTCATTGACGCTCGTCGCGTTGATGTGGCGCATCTTCGCCATGACCGTCACCGGCTTATCCTCGTCGTTGTTACAACGATCTGTCAGGTAACTGCGACGATACTGCGGCAAAGTTTCATCAGGGTCGTAAACTGCCAGATCCGTTTCCAGAGCGGTCGTCGCATCGTACTCGTACAAGCGGCTGACCGTGTTCGTGGCCTCACGAATGACGCCGGTCAGTTCGATAAATTTCTTGGTAGACTGAACGTACGGCAAAGCGAGCGTCAGCTTTTCTCCGTCAATCCACGCGCCACCGGACTGCGTTCGAATCCACTGACCGTTCTGATCGACACCTTGCAGCGTGATGGTTTTGCCGACATCCGAAGCGTCGCCAGGGTAGACTCGAAGATAGCTGTTAGTACCGCCAGACATGTCGCGGTAAGAAACCACAGTACCACGATCAATAAGCTGCTTCCCAACGCACACTTGATTGCCATTGAGAAGTCCATATCCGGTTTCCTGAAACTCGAACCATTGATTGCGAACCGTTCCGACTCCGCAGCAGTCAGCTACAGCCTCGATGGTTTCGATCTGTCGCGGCCAAGTGATGCAGCCACCTACGGTGTGAATCGTGAAGCGTCCGTACGCTCCAGCCCACAACCCCTTGTGTAGAAGCCTTCGACACGCCTGATTGATGTAATCATAAACGCGCTGATCATCGACACATGTGCCGATGACCCGAGCGATTGTGGAGCGAATGTCCTGAACGATTAGCTTCATTTGGTGTAATAGACTCGGCCAGTTCGCTTGATAAAGTAAACACCGTAAAACGGCGGCAGGTTGTTATGGGCCGCATCACCCCCAGTGGATGAGGTGGCTACATTCGCTGTAGTTCCATACTGAACACCGTTGGCTCCGCCGTTATTTGCATCCGCAGTTACAAGCGGGAAGAAGTTGTGAGCGTGGGCAGGCATCTCAGGAACTGTCAGCGTGTGCTTGTCCTCGCCGACAACAGAAGTTGTGGTGGTAGTTCCTTGAACAGAAACAGCGCCGCTTGCGGCAAAAGCACCAGCACCGACCGGGAATCGAGCGTCAAACGCGTTGTCAAGTTGCCACATCGAACCGGCGTAAGGATTGCCAGAGTAGACAGTTCCATCTCCGCCATCGTACGACAGCACATCAGTGCTTGTTCCAACAAAAATACGACGCTCAGAACTTCCAGCCGCAACCGGATTTTGGCGCGCCCAATATCCGCCGTTGAACACCCACCAATCCCCATTCTCATCCAACCACGGATAAACCTGATTGTTCAGCGCAGGAGTCGTCGAACCAAAGTTGAAAAACGAGTTTCCAATCGCGCTGTTGAACGTCGCCTGAGTGCCGCCGATGATATCGTTGGCCAACTGCTGATAGTTGGACGGACAATAATTGTACGGAAGGCTTGGAGCTGTGAGCGTGATGAGCGTTAGATTTGCCATACTATTCCGATGAGTAGAGAAGTGGATTTATGTCGCAACCTTCAAGAATCTTGCACCCCTGGAATGTCCTGCACTCGCCAACGGCAGATTCCTGAACGTCGTAAGCGTGAACTCGAATGCTCTTGATGCGGCAGTAACCGGAAATCGAGATGTTAAGCTGAACCTCGTAAAGATTCCTGGTCGGAGTGCTGATCGTGGAATTACACGGGATATCCGTAGGAGTCGGCAACCGCATCTTCGGCCTGTACTGAGGCTGAAAGTTGCTTATCGGACAAAGGTTATCACACTGCGTCGTAATCGCGCACTCACTCCATTCCGCCCACTCAAGCCAGCTAGGGTATTGGTCAGGGCGATACTCCACGTTAAATCCGACGTTGCCATCTAGCGAGTCGATGAAAATGTCGCCCGAATCGAGCTTCTTCAGTCCGAACGGAAGCTCGAAATTGTAGGCGCGAGTCTGAACCAACCATTGAATCTCCTTCTTTGGATCGGATAGATTCGAATCGAACTTGCTGGTCTTGCTGACCTCCCAAATCTGGATTGTGTTGTCCGATCCGCGAGCGATTGCGAAACAAGCGTCTCCGTAAGCGTTCTCGGTCTTGAGAATCTGCAACACATCCAATCCGGTCCAGATTCCAGCCCAAGCAGGAGGAAATTTTTTCCTCAGCGAGGTAATCAGATCGAAATCAAGAACCATCAACGCCTTGTGGATAACTCCGTCAGCCCTGTAACGAGGCTGTCCAGTCATCAGCAGCCGGTTGTCAAACACAACCGCAGAACTGGCCCACAGCAAATTCGTCTGATCGTTCTCTGCGATATTTAGGATTTCGTTGCTGATGGGTGTATTCCCCCAATCGTTGAACGAACGACGAGCGATGATGAACGAGCGAACTCCATCGACAGCTCGGTAGAAAACGTCTCCGTTAACCGTGATGGCAGACCTAGAGCCAAGCGCGCCACTGGTCAGCAAGCTAATAGCCTGAATCGGATAATTCAGGTTCTTCCAAGTATCACGATCTACTGGAGCTTGGATGCTGAAGACGTATCGCGGAGTGAAGATAAGAAGCGGTCCTTGCCCAAGCGACGTATCTGGATTGCCGGGGACGGCCATTGCCGTGATGCCTCCTGAATCCGACGGAACCGCGAAGTCTCCGCCCTCATTAAGGAAGGTGTTCTCGGTTTCCTTGAGAACACTGGCTCGCGTTCCATCCCCATAAACGATGTCAGTCGCTCGAAACGAAAACCCGTCAGGAAGCGCGTACCAGATGCGTCCATTGACGTAGGACATCATCTTCCCGGTCTTTATTTCGTCGTCGGTTGCGCGGCGCAGATTCGTTCCGTTGAAAATCAGCGGCTTGCTGAATCCATCTTGAATGACGACAAAGTTTTCCGCTTGAACCATCCATCCATCAAGCAGGTTGGAAGGATTCTCAAGATTCGGAGAAACCGTCAAATTCTGGGCGTTATTTTGAAGGCAGTCGTAAAGCCACACTTTACCACTGATCAGCATCAGAA